CGCTATTCCCAACGCTATCCCCAACGCTATTCCTAACGCTATTCCAAACGCTACTCCCAACGCTACTCCCAACGCTACTCCTAACGCTATTCCCAACGCTATTCCCAACGCTATTCCTAACGCTACTCCCAACGCTACTCCTAACGCTATTCCCAACGCTATCCCCAACGCTATTCCTAACGCTATTCCAAACGCTACTCCCAACGCTACTCCCAACGCTATTCCTAACGCTATTCCAAACGCTACTCCTAACGCTACTCCCAACGCTACTCCTAACGCTACTCCCAACGCTATCCCCAACGCTATCCCCAACGCTATTCCTAACGCTATTCCAAACGCTACTCCTAACGCTACTCCCAACGCTACTCCCAACGCTATCCCCAACGCTATTCCAAACGCTACTCCCAACGCTACTCCCAACGCTACTCCTAACGCTATTCCCAACGCTATTTTCAAGCTCCTTAAATCCATTCTCTTTTTTTGATAATTCACGTATATAGCTTGCTGCTAATTGACAACCCATAGGACTTTCTACGTATACAATCAATGGATCGGGTAAATTACAAAGTTTGTATAGCCATTTTATAGCCTTATTAGCCTTATCCATATCTGGTTTCAATCGTTTCTCAGGATCAAATATTTTTGACATCCATTCATCTCTGGTAGCGATCATTAATTGTTCCTGTTCGGACGTGAGAGATTCTAATTTTTTCATAAGGAGAAAGGAAAAATGGAGATAAAAAATCAATCAATAACTTGTTTCATGTCCATGTCAATATATGAGTATTCCCTTTCCATATCGCGCCTATAGGTTCCGGGCTGAATTTCCACAGTAGAATGCTCTTCATGAGTGAGTATTCCTACTTCCATAAGAACAATATATAAATTTGTACCTGTCTGAAATACTTTCATATTATTTGGATTCTTCACAGTCAAACGGTGCGAATGCCCGGTGACCTCTCCAAATGCTAATGGAAATTGACCCTTATGACTTATTAATTCTCCTTCTGTCTTATAACATGGAACAAGGAGAACATCACCATGGCGGGCTAATTGTGCTGACATAAAAAGTGGGGGTAAGAAATGATATTATAAATGATCAATAGAAGAAACGGTATGTTGATGGTCCCAATCTCGCTGCAGGTCAGATACCTGCTCAAAGGTAAATTCTTTCATTTCTAGGCATTGGTCATTACTGCCTCGTATAGCGCATGATACGCAGAGAGAATCGTCTATGTCTTCTTTTACTTTCTGACACCGCATACAGCGTTTCTGAAGGTAATCTGTAGACATTAATTAGTGAGTCGGACAGCGTGCCATATTATAATTGGGTAGAAAAGTCAGATACATCTATTTCAATCTCCTGTAGCTTAATAGGCTCATCCGTTGGAAACATGTCATGAGCCTTATCATTGGCTAAATCCTGGAAGGCAACACGAATACGCTCCGGGTGGACATCACTAAGACTTTCAACACCTAGTGCATCCAGTATCTCATCTTCTGATACAAAGACAGTGCCGGTAATGGTAATGGGAGCTTTCAAGTATTTAGTCATTGTTAAGTTCGGTAGTAAGTAAATCTATTTTTTCTTCCAGTCTCCGCAGAATGCGTATCGTCTGTATCTGCATGGCAAGCGTATGTTCACTGAGAGAGTCGGCAGAATCAAGGCTGGAAAGTATATCGATGTCTAGCGTATTGTGTACGAGATTGACGAGCGAGTGCATCTGTAGGAAGGGGAAATTACAAAGTTCATAATCGTAGCAATAACTATTCCGGGGAGCAATACAGATGGTGCAAGCAAGAGAGTGAGTACGGCAACAGCGAAGAGAAACAGGAATTTCATGATTACAAATGAAGAGTCATGAATATCTTAATAGCTTTCGTCTGGTCTAACTTTTCAATAATTTCATCTTTGGTTAGATCACGGCACTTAATACCGAACAGGTTATAACACGTACTTCTAAGAACGTCTGGACTGACTGCCGATAACAGAGACTTCGCACGGGGCGTCATGGGAGAGAGAGAGAGGAAGAAATGGAGAAAGGATTTCCGAAGTGACTGAACCTAGTATAACGGATGGAAGTGCACCCGTCAACTATATTACAGTAGTCAAATCCTATTTTCCCTGTTCAATTGTAATTTCCCGCTCGTAGAGCTTTTCTATTTTCTTCACACCTACAGTCCTTTTCTTGCGTTTCCATCCGTGTACAAGGATACGAACCTTGGAATTCAGTATGACTGGCAGTAACTCATTCGCCCGTATTTTCTTTAAGTGTGCTGATAGTCCGCTGTAGCCAGTCGTCTGTACAAAGATGATCTGGCCATGGCCAATAGCGACAATATCCGCAATGTGGAATAAGTCTTTTCTTTTTTTAGAAAAGTAATTGTAATGCTCGCTGATATCACACTCGTACCCTTGGGCACGCATGTGAGCCAGTGAGAGCTGCATAGGGGACTTCATTTGGATTGTTTAAGAACTTGATACGAAGGCATAAGCGTGAGGTCAATTAAATCATTTTCATCAATATCCATTATTTGGGCCTCTAAGGCCTCTGTAATTTTGCTGGGCTTGCCAAGGTAGGAATTACTAGCCGCGGGCCTTCTGCCTATGCTGGAACGCTGAATTTTGCCCATGCTAGAGGAACCAGTAATACCATATGAGCCGAATGTAGCTGATTATGGTTTTCATGACGCTTGGTAAGAAAATATACACATGTCCGTCATCGTCATGCAACGCGTATGAATTCTTTCCCCAATCCCACGCATGAAGTCCAGAAACTTTGGAGATATACCCAGCTTTAGTTCGTTTGAAGAATTGGCAGTGTTCTTGCGCCAGCAGGATAACCCGACAATGCAGGACGATGAATAAATCATAGCAGCGGAGCTTGGAATATTTTTTTGGCATGGTATGCATCTGCCATGGCAATGAAATCATCTGCCACGTACACCATGCTAGGATCTTCCCTAAACAATTTATTGCCAGTCCTGTACGGAACCTTGGCACATACTTTTTTGCCAAGTGCAACGTATTCCATGAAGTTATGGCGCTCACACCAACGGGTAATAAGCTTATCAAAATCATGCTTGGGATAGGCTGACCATGCAGCATGTGTCATAGCTTGGTACGTTACAGTTTTCATCAATGGTTTTTCTGTACCAATGCGCGTCCAATTCTCAATAGGTTTTTCCGTAGACGGTGTATGACTGGCAAGCATTGGATTATTATCACAGCTTGGACACGGGCCGGTATCTTCACCTTCCACAATCAAATACTCAAATTGGCAGGCAGGACAGATCATGCTAATTGTTTGGAAGTGACCATAAGCAATTGAGCCTGCTGTTGTTCTTTTTCCTCGTTCCACAGCGGCAGTTCCACTAACTCTTCCGGCGTAAACATCTTTTTAAAATTGGCATCTTTGCATCCACAATCCAAACGAAATGCATGTTCATGTCCGTACTTGCAAAAGAACTTCCCGTTGCTGCTGGCCTGTTCGGCTCTGTCTTGGTAGAAACCAAAAATGGTTCTGATACTGGATATGGATTTACCTGAATATGTGTTGCCTTTGAAGAAAACCGGATTGCCGGAGTTGTGTGCCTGCATGAATTGTTTGGCAGCAAGCATATCAACACGCTTGCTGGTTCTATCGAAGAATTGGACAACGTAACGCATGGAGAATTTGGGAAGAAATTAACCGGCAAAGATCATTTCGCCTTTGCCTTTTTTCAGATGGCACGCCTTCATGTCTTCAATCCGTTCATCAGTTTTCAGCCACCACGCCAGCGGACGGGAACCATTGTGTTCCAGCTTCCATCGGTCCGGCTCGTTTGACAGATTTGCAAAAGCCTGTGCTAATTCGCGCTCGGAATAATTTTTCCTACGAGCCGCCCACTGGCGGCGTACAGCGACAGTGATGATCTTGTGATTTGGAAATATCTGTCGTTCATTCAACCAACTGACGAACGTTTCCAGCTCATCAGCAATTTCTTCTTTCGGTTGAACGTCCGCATCAGCGGACATACTCGTAGTAGGTTCTGTTCTGTTATGTATTGTATTGTTATGTAATGTGCTACGTTTTGCTAGAGTTTGCTTAGCAGGACTAGGCACATGCTTAGCATTGCTAGCTTTTGCTAAACCACCAGCACGACCAGCTGCAACTTTTTTCTCTGATTGTTGTCGCATTATTTCTATCTCTCGCTTGATTCTATCGCTTGTGTACATTTCATCTTCTTTATTGAATAATCTTAATTCACACATTGTGCTAAGGATTTCATTCCCATTTTCAACGTCATATGCTTCGAATATTATTGGTATTTTATATGCGTTGATGGAACCTTTGTTTTCATAACATATTTCTACAAGTAACCAATATATTCCTATGCCATATATGCCATGTCGTTTGCGTAACACAATAATTTTTTCATCTTTTAGAGCCGATGAATCATGTGGAAACCAACTATTTGCCATATGCTTTAATAAGAAAAAGCCTCTCTTTCCCGTCGGCTACGACAAGCTGTGACCGCACGGAGCAGCCGCCAGGAAAGAAAAGCCTATAATAATACCGTGTGATCACGGTTGTGAACTCTACGCATGAGTACATTAATTGTCCATTGCTGTAAGATTCAAAGTCTTACGCCGTCATAGTATAAATTCTTGATTTCTAGATTCACATCCTGTACGATTCCAACCATGGAAGAGCAGAAAACATCTGACAAGCCTAGCGATAATTCACAAGTTGAATCCTTCCGCATGCAATTATATGCTGGCCAGATTCAACAAGAACTGTACGAGCGTATGAAGGCCACTCTTACCCGTGCCGCATGATTTCTGATTTTGAAATATTGGCAGACCTGCGAAAAGATGAGCCTATTGAGCCTGCGTCAGATGAACATAGAGATTATCAAGAACAAATACGCGATATGGATTCAGCCAATATGGCCAAATTTGCAAAGTTCTTGCCGCAAAACAGAATTGATCTTTGGAATTTCTTTCATAAAGCATCATGAAACTGAAGCTCACTAAAAAGCACCGGCGTCGTTTCGATGATATTTGCCGGACGATACGTGAAGTGCTACACATCGAACATTGGGAGTCGAAGTACACAATAAAATCGAAGCAGCCAGAGGACAGATCTACGCTGACCGCACAGAATCAATGCTACGCCGAAGGTCGCCGGATCTGGATCGTTATTTTCCCGTATTTCTACGGTCTGGAATCTAATGAACAACTGCGAACGCTTATTCATGAACACATCCATGCCACCATGAATCCCTACAATCAAGTGGTGGGCAAGATCATGGATTGGAGTCATGATTCTGACAGGCGTTGGGTGGAAATGATTGAGACCAAGGTGAATGAGAATTTGACGGATCACCTAACGTCCGTCATCTACGACCTAATCTACGACCGTTTCTAACATTCCACAAACAAGCATCATGACAGAATACCTGCCAGACGGTAAGAAAAAATGTGAAGGGTCAACCTGTAGCAAGCCTGTGAAAGGGCCGGGTTATAGATTCTGTCAACACTGCGCCTTCTCCAACAATTCCCGGAAGCATAACCATACAGAAGCCAAGCGTACCTGTGTCAATATGCGAGAACCACGATGAAAAAACACTGTTCCATTTCTGATTGTCCTACGGATTCATTCGCCAATGGCATGTGTGAGAAACATAACAGGCGGCAGTATCGCTATGGCAGAACCCACATTGTCAAACCACAAGTCCGTAAACATACTCTGAAACTTGTTCCTACCTATTCCTAATGGACATCCAATGCATGAACTGTGGCAGAAGTATAGACCAGTATTCACGCTGTATTAACAAGTGCATGTGTGAACACTACCCGTCGCACCACTATGACCCCGGTGAAGCTTTCTATTGTCAGTCCTGTGGAAGACTAGTACCATACAAGCAATGGACAGAAGGTAATGCGCACATGTATCCGTCCAGTGTTTCTACCGTTTAACTTATTTACGAAAAATCCATGATTAAAAAGTGTTTCCGCTGTAAACATCGAAAATCCCTAAGCCGTTTTCACAAAGATAGAACCAATAAAGACGGCTATGCTTCTTCCTGTATTGAATGCCGGAGTACGAAGAAAAGTAAATTTATATCTGTAAAACCTATAAAGATTAAAATAACTCATGAAGAGGCACAGATTGATACAGTGAAAGAATTACATAAATCGAGTGTAGCAACTACTCTTCCCTTCCCACATATACCTTTACAAAAAATAAATCTTCTTACACAGCTCTTAGAGAAGCTAGGCCATACATTCACTATCACAGTCCAGAAAAATAAGAAGTCATTCATACAGGTCCATTCTACCCCAAGTTTAGCCTACAGAGCGGAAACACCGGAGGAGTTACTTACAAAGATTCTTGGCTAACTATGCAAAAAGGCATTGTCAAAGTCATCGAGCATAGAATGAAACGCATAAAAGATACATGGTGCTTTACCGTGAGGGCAGAGAGCGGCGGTGAAAGCCTAAAATTTGAAATGTCCTGTCCGAACCACCAACTATCCCAAGAGAACCTAGACAAAATCAATGAATCATTTCGAAACAGCATCCGTTTCATGAAACATTACGCAGGATTTCCAAATAGAGAAGTATCCAAAGAAGACATGGATGCAGCCATGAATAAACTGACGAGCACCAACTACGGTATTGGAATTAGAATTTCAGAGGACCCATTGCCCGAATATACCCCATTCTTTCTGAGATGAAAGCCACTGACCTTCCAAAGGCACAGGAAAAGGTAAAAGAATTATTTGATGATATTAAAGCCACGCCAGAATTTGACCGAAGACCTATGACATGGAACCAGTTAAATGCTATTAGATTAAAAACTATGAAAAGAAAAGAAACATGGCAAAATGTCGTACGTATCGTTATACTAAACTTCCTTACGAAGACCGTATCTGATGAAGACCCATTTCTGCCGAAGTCCGTTATTAGCTTTTTAGAATTATAGCAATGCTCTACACTTATTTATGCACTTGTGGCACACTGCTAGAGAAGGATTTTCCCTTTGCCAAGCCACAGAAGGTGAAGTGTAAATGCGGGAAGAAGATGGAGAGAGTTATGCCGAAACTGAAATACATGCTAGCAGGTGAGAATTGGGCGGGGAAGTCAAGAGTTTAATTACACTAACTAATTATGGATACAGTGAAGAAAGCAGTGAAAGAGGATAATCTAAAACCCTTTAAGAAAGGCCAGTCAGGAAATGTAAACGGAAGACCGAAAGGAAGAAGGAATTTCGATACAATCTACTGGGAAGCCATGAGGAAGATTGGAGAATCACAAAACATGACACCGGAAGAAGTTGAAGATATACTTGTAGAGTCTGGCCTAAATAATGCCTTAAAGGGGGATTACAGATTTTACCAAGATGCTATGGATCGAAGACATGGGAAGCCCAAGCAGTCAGTAGGTATAGATGGAACAGGAGAGAATGGAGCTATTGAAATTCATATTAAAATGGTTTAATTTTCACTTATTATTCTATGAAATATATTCGAGTTGTTCTATGTAAAGGAAATCAAGTGCATCATCTCAATACAGATATGGAGATTTTGTTATTCAATAATAATATGTCTGAAGGCAAGCCTTTTACTGCTTCGTATTCTGGTGACTATTATAATCGGATTGATCCCAGTGACGTTATTTGTTGGAAAATTCAGGATACGAGCGAAGGATGTAGGCCTACATTCCAATATTAAAATAGTATGAGCCACCACACCTTAAATTCTAGCGTTCCTCAACACCTATATGGGAACGTGTGCAAAGAAATTCTCTATGGTCTGGATAAAGAGAAGATAGGACAATATGAACCGTGCGTTATTTTCGGTGTAACAAGTATCCCAAGCAGGGCACTTCACTTCTCTATTCTTTGTGAATCCGGTGCGCAATGGGCAAGGATACCTCTTCACATGGTGAGACACCATGAACCTTCACAGAATGCAAAAAAACATCCCATGGAGTCTTTACAGTGTTGGGATAGTCATGGATGGGACTTCTCTGTTACTCAATACGAATATTTAAGAGAGATGGGCTGTACGTACCGAACCCCGAAAGGAGAGGAGATACAAGCAAGCTATTGGTTTACTCTTGACCACACTGACAACGGATATAGCCAATTCCCCTCGGAACATAAATGTTATCATCTACTTCTTTTAGAGGACGGGAGTGGCCAGATAGCTGCGATGCCTAACAATAGAATCATTTGGAAAGATCATTCTTTCTGTAAGCCTGGACATGACTTTCAATACAAGGTCATGGCTCCCATTACATGGCACGCTGAGGAAGGTAAAAGGAACCCGCAAGAAACTGCTATAACTCAAGAGTAGTGTATAGTCCTCCTACTAATAAATATGTCACAAGTTAATCTTCCCGTTTTAGATTATAGGGAATACCAAAAGCCTCTAGTTCGATATATGAGAGAAGGAAGACAAACAAAGATTCCTAGAAGGGCGGTATGGGTTGCACATCGTCGTAGCGGTAAGGACGTCACTTGCTGGGAAATTCTCATTGAAGAAGCTATACAAGAAGTCGGGACATATTATTATTGCCTTCCTGAGTTTAATCATGCCAGAAGAGTCATTTGGGACGGAATGCTTAATGATGGGCAGAGGTTTATTAATCTCATACCTCCTTCACTTATCAAGAAAACAAATGGGTCACAAATGACGATTGAATTGGTTAATAATTCTGTGATACAGCTAGTCGGGAGTGACCAGTACGACCGACTTGTAGGAACAAATCCTAAAGGTATTGTTTTCTCTGAATATTCCCTTACACATCCAATGGCTTGGCAGATACTACGCGCTATCCTTGCAGCGAATGGTGGATGGACAATCTTTAACGGAACACCAAGAGGGAAGAACCATTTTCACGAGATGTTAGAACAAGCAAAGAAAGATCCTTCATGGTTTTGGGCTGTGGATACAGCATCTACTACGGGTGTTCTCTCACAGGAGATACTCGACAAAGAAAAGAGTGAAATGGATATAGATGTTTTCATGCAAGAGTATTTCTGTTCTTTTGATGCAGCTTCTAAGGGCGCGTATTACTCTGAACAGATAATGAGCTTTAGAGAGCAGAAACGTATGTGTAAAGTGCCTTATGATCCTAAATTGATGGTCTATACAGCATTTGACCCCGGCGACGCAGTGACTTCCATTGTCTATTTTCAAGTATACGGTAAAGAGAAACGATTTATTGATGCAGATGAATTTTACTCGCCTTCTATTGAGCAGATATATACTACACTCACTCAAAAACCATATCAGTATGGCTTACATTTCCTGCCGTTTGATGCAACGGTTAGCCAATTAACTACAGGAATGTCTATTATTGCTCAGTTGAGAACTTTAGGATTAAAGAATATCTATAGAAATGCAGACGGTGCTGATGGTTTGCCACAGCAAAAGTCCAAAATGGATGGTATTAAGCTCGTTCAAACAGCGTTCTCTTCATTCTGGATTGATGAATCACTAGAGAAGAAAGTATTAGAACCACTGTCTAATTATGCGCCAAAGTACTCAGAACTCCGCAGAACGTATTCAGATGAGCCAGAGCACAATTGGGCTTCACATATGAGTGATGCAATACGCTATGCAGTGATAGGGATCAATGAGGCTCTTACAGCTAAAACAAAACAAGTATCTAGAGAGAGAAAAAGTATTTACGCGGCTGGGTAAGTGTTTATACTTCCTAAAAATCTATGAACCTCTTCTTTTGGAAAGACGGCACGAAGATACTTCATCAAGAAGAATTCATTGAAGATCCTCTATCAGATGCACAAGAGCAAAGGCAGAAGATGGAAGACAGATTGGCGAAGAAGGCAAGGAAGGGTAAGGTACGGTCTATTCATTGGGATTATTTTAATCGTTAGAATTGGTGGGAATAATCTCTTGCGTTCACTCTGGTATTCCGTATGATTTCCATAGGAGTGTTCAATCCGGAACTGAACTCCTATGGAAATTACCAATGAGACAACGGATGTTCTTTCTGCTAGAAAGTCAAAACTGTTTCCTTTCTTTCATGAGATAGACAAACAAGACAGATTGGATAATAGTGAACCAACAGGAGAGGAAAGAGAAACAGCGGCGCAGGACTGGGAAGACTGTCGATACATGATTGAGTATCGTAAGAACTCTGGATGGGACTCTAAGGCTATTCGCGGTATGAAGATATTTAACGTTGTGCAGACGATGCAGCCGGATGATGAGATTTCCCGTATCTTCTTAGGGAATACGCGTATGATTATTGACAAAGGTATTGAGCAGATGTCCGAAGGGGAACCGGATTTTGATTTTGAACCCTTTGGTCCGTCAGACCACACGAAAACAATTATCTGGAAACACTTGGTAAAGATGAATTTATCGAACTGCGATTATAAGCTGCATCAAGGCAAGTTCTTCCGGGACTATTTTGTGATGGGCAGTGGTGTTTTTGATACGTATATTGACTTTCCACAGCGTACCATTCGTGTGCCAAACCCTGCATGGCCGGGTGGCTATGAGCCTATCGTGATACAGGACAGGAGACGGCCTAAGGTTGGTGTCAGAGCGGTGAACCCACTGAACTGCTGGCGTAACCCGAACATTGATACGCCTTCGCAGGTGCCTTCCTGTCTGCGCCGCAGAAAAGTAACATGGAATCAGTTCGCACAGGAGTTTGGCCGCTGTAATGACACGAATGGGGATAGTATGTATGAGAACTTGGAGAAAATAGCGAAGGGTTCACATGTCTGCCTGTACTATTACCAAGATGAATTGCGCGACATTTACCGTATCTATGCCAAGTCCTTTGGTACGGAGTCTGATGGTAAAGCGACCAGTCCTGAAATGGATTCTTTGGGTGTAAGAATATTGAATAAGCCGCTGAAGATTCATGAGCGCATGAAAGATAAGGTGGTGTACAGCTCTACAGGCTTAAACATTCCGGGTCTTTGCTCCCTGCGATGGGGCACATTCTTTGATGTCTATGATAAGGACTATAGCGGGGAGCAGTCTGTGTATGGCATGGGATTGCCACAGCGTATTGAGGGTGAAGATACGGCCCTGCAGACCATGTTTAATTTGTATCTGGATAGTGAGCGTTGGGCTGGGACGGTGGCACTGAACTACAAAGGATCACAAGCAGACAGTTATATGGATGTCGATGCGAATAGACTCTATGGTGGCGAGCTTATTGATGGTGAGATTACACCAATGCCGCTCGGTATTTCCCGCCCGAATGCCTTTACGTCCTTCCAAGAGGTTATTAACAATAGTACGATTCCTTCCACGGGTATCAATCATCAACAGATGACAGGCGATACCTCGAAGACCGCGTTTGAATTTGCCCAGCGTATTAAGGCTGCCAATCGTGGTGCAGAACAACGACTGTCACGTATGGAATCCGAAGTATTCAAGCCTGTAGGCACCTTAATGCTGGCAAACTCCTTAACGGTGCTCACCGTCAGTGACTATGAGGATATGACAGAAGAGCAGGTAGCAGCTGCCAAAGAATCCATTAAGACAGGTAAGAAGCCATTGGCAGATTACAAGGATTTGAACGGTGAAAAGCCGAAGCGCAAGGTGATCCAATACATTCCGATGAAAGGTGAGAAGTTCCGTGAAGACTTTACCGTGACCAAAAAACGGAAGCTGGATTATAATGCAAATTATACAAAGACAGGGAACACTACGAATACATTGATACCGGATAAGAGCATGAAGGTAGAGACGAGCTATGTTCCGATGACAGAGGAGTACGTGTATCCAACAGAATACATTGAGTCTGGTATGTTGCCGGACTGTATTGTGGATTCCAAGAGAATGTTGGGAGATATGAAGGCGCAGGACGTACAGAACTGGCAAGCTGCGACAAACTTCCTCTTGCAGCTGATGCAAGCCGGGTATAAGAATATTGATATGGATAAGCTCGCAGCGGGAACCCTGGAATTTGCCGGTATTGATGCTGGTAAAATGCTCAATACGGATACAGGAAGCTCTGAATTGCTCACCAAAGTAAAAGACCTTATTACCCAAATGCAAGATCCTGCTGCCGGACAAAATGCACAACCGACACAAGCAATGCCTGCCGCTCCAACACCTATGCCAGCCGCTCCAAACCCTGCCTCTCATCCATTAGCTGCCGTTGCGTCGGGTACGCTTTAATCTATTTCTTTTAGCTGTATGTGGTTTATCCGTAAATTCTTATTGAAGCTCACACAGGAACAGATTTTTCCGTCGGTAGAAGATATGGAAACTCTAAGTGCGTTCTCCAAGAAGCAACGAAGGAGCTTATACAAGCGCCTCACACAGCTTTCCTATACCTGTAACCGCGAGCAAGACCGTATGGGGGCACTGTTTATTAGAAACCAGTTAATGGCTGATACCAAGAGCAAGGTCAATGAATTTGAGGAAGAGATACAATTGCGCTCCCGTCCTTCTCATTTCATTCCTGACGCTTTGAAAGATGAAGCCTAACAGATACCATAAGATCGTCATCAATATCTATTTGCAAGAACGAACCATTCCACGCACTGTGGCGGTACTGGGGCAGCTTTGTGGTGAGCCATATAAAACAGACAGCTTTGTACGCAAAATCATAAAATCTTACAATCTTACAAAGGATGCCGCTCTACGTTAAGCGGTGTACGTTATCAGTCGTTAAATGGAACGTGATACTGTGCGAACAGTTCTCTTGTTCCTTTTCAACAACGCTGACCAAATAATCAAACTTGTGGCTGAGTTTTGGGGGCTTTCACTCCCGTCCCCGAAACCTAGTCACAAGCTAGAATATCACTTTCCAACTTCTACTATGCCCACTAACGATGACGGCACCGGAGCAAGCCCTACTGCCACAGACGTTAACGCTTCTCAAATTGATGTGACTGCGCTTACACCAGAACAACTGGAAGCACACCCACATGTACAGGATTTGAAGAAGAAGTACTCAGCTGCACACCAAGACATGGATAAAACAAATCTCTCCAAAAAAGAGTTACAATCTGAAATTGCCCGTCTTAAAGTTCTTGCAGGCGAAGAAGTACAAGCCGAAGAAATAAAGGCAGACGAACCACAGTATGTAACCAAAGCAGAACTACAGGAACAGGCGTGGGAATTACAGAACGCCAAAGATGTAGATTTGTATGGGGACGATGAGTATAAGAATGATTTAGTAAGTGGTATTCCCCGTGAATACGCACTAAAGACCGCTAAATTGCGCTTTCAATCCATGCCCGACAATGTGAGATTACAGCGTCAGCAGGTTATGGCTTCTGGTACCGCTGTTGGTGCGCGTGGTTTGTCAGACGTAGATGTTACGGATGCAGACAGGCGTGGCATGGCTGAATTCGGATACTCCGAAGAAACAGTACGGAAGCATAAGCAAATGAAAAGGGAACGGGGACAAATTTGATCCCTTTCCTTTACAACTTATGGAATATTCTTTCAGTGAAAAACGAGTATGCAATGCATTCTCACGTTTGACAGGCAAGTCTCGGTATATGACATTTGATTCATCTGGCACCATTGCCGCAGGCTCTTCCGCGCAGTTCGATGAGAACGGTGAAGTAGCGATTGCTGCCACGAATAAGCAGAATGTAGGCGTCAACCTTGCCGCTTCTACCTCTGCTACACAGGCAACGCTGGATATTATTGATGATAGTTCACAGTGGCGTTGCACGACCTTCACCGGTACGTATGCCGCTTCTTATATCGGTCAGCAGGTAGACATTACCGCGGGCTTGACTGTGGCTTTGGCAACTTCTACCAACAACGACTGTACGGTTATTGGAGGTGACGTAGCAGGCCAGACCTATGTCGATATTGTCTTCAACCAAGGCGGCTTAGCTAAGCACGTCGTTGGTGTGGAATAATTTCTCTTTGTACTCTCTTTTCTCTCTTCTCTTCTAATTTATGGCATATAACACAATAACCGCTAACGAATTCGTAGACAACGTTGAGCGAACCGTCCTTGAACAGCTCAAGGATTCCAAGCCTAACCTCGTTCGTTCGCTGTTCAGCTCTGTCCCCTGGAATCCAGGTGACGGTGAAAAAGTAACGTTTAACTCTATTGCTCTGTCCGGCTTTGCGCCTCGCGTGGTAGAAAATGACAACTATTCTGTTGTCAATCCTTCCAAGGGTAATGAATTGTCCAAGACACAGATCCAGTTTGGTGACAAATTGCAGATCACGCGCCGTATGATGAAATTCAATAACCGCTATGCCCGTGCAAAGTTTGATGCACAGGACTTGGTCGGTCGTTTGAAGGCTTCTCTTGACTTGGAAATGACCATGCAGGCGTTTGCAGAGGCAGACGTAACAACCTTTACGCCACTTGGCGCATTGAGTGCGTATAACATTGCCACGTCTGATGGACAGGCTCTCGCTTCCACGGCACACGTTTACGGTGGTGTCACATTCTCCAATATCCTGAATAATGCCACACAGGCAGGCGGTCTTGGTCCAGTCCTCTCTATTGGTAACCTTACCAGTGCCATTACGGCAATGGGACAGAATACACCGGATGACTTTGGTACTAACCTTTCTGTCAGCCCGGACACCATTGTTATCGCGAATAACCAGCACATGATTGTGAAGTGTCACCAGATGTTCGGATCGTCCCTTACACCTGAATCCGCTAACAACGCTGTGAACTATTACGGTGGAACAGGACAGTTTAAGGTTGTCGCGTTGAACTATGGTCACTCCACTCCTACGGGAACAGTGAACACCACCGCTGCTACCACGAATATGAACCGCTGGATGGTTGCAGACTCACGTCTGACCGCTCGCTCATGGCAGTTGATGATGGCCGAAGAGCCAACGACGGAACAGAAGTTCGTGAGTGAGGATAACGTAATTGCCAGCATTCTTGTTACACAGTTCGCTTCTTACGGCATTGTCCAGCCACAGGGAACGATGTATTCGTTGTCCATTACGCAGCCTACTCTGAGCTAAATTCTATTTAAATTTTAACCCTTTAGTTTATGTCAGGTTTTACTTATATATTACTGGGACTTGCGACGATTATATCGTCTCAAATTACGGGATTAACGTCTTGGATTGTCGGATCACAGATTTTTCAAGGAAATATCTTCTTCGATACGACAAATAATGCTGCGCCAAGTATTATGACCAATACTATTGCGAATGCTACCTACCCTAAGGTTATCCCCTTCGTAGCAAGCGGACACACGGCACTCATTGCCAGTCTCGCTATGCCGCAAGCCTATTCATCCGGTGCATTGATTGTCTCTTACTCCGTGGAATGCGGTGGCGTACAGATCGCAACCAGTGGATCACTTGTGGTGCAGAGTGGACTCAAGCAAGACAAAGGAACAGGTCTTGTTTTACGTACAGGCGTGTCCGTCAGTACGGGTTCTGTTACAGGTATGAGTACAGGAACGGTCGTCGCGTCGAAGATCCAAAAGTCTTATTTACTGAATTTCATTACCACAGCTTCAGGTAGTAAAAACTCAGGAGTAATTGCTGATTGTGTCGCACATCCGTTTCTTCGGGAAAAATACGGTAGATAAATTCCTTGTTCATTCTCTGCTGGCCACAAAGTGTGGCCAGAAATGAATGTACTTCTCTTCACTTCTTTCCACCCTTGTATATGGCAGATGGCCCAGACTTTGAAAAACTATTCATGGAAATGAAAGCCCTGAATGCAGAAACGAACTTGAAAGAAATACTACGGTATTTGCGCTTCTCAAAAGATGAAGGTGCCATGTACCAGAATTATTTGCGCCACTACCTTCCACTGCTTCCTAAGGAGAACCTTGGTGAGTTCATTGATGATGTTGTGGACTCCAAAGGGGATACAGACAAAGAATTTGCCGATTCTTTGTATGAGAAGTTTAAAGAGAAAAAAGAGGAAGTTATTGTAAAAGATCCTCCTGTAATAGAAGGAACCGAAACGACCATTGTTCCTACAACTGAAACAACAATTGTTCCTGTAACCAAAACGACCATTGTTTCTACAGAGGATGTAGAGGCAGCAGCAGCGAAGAAGGCAGCTACCTCTGCCAAGCGTGCTGCAACTATGGCAGCGAATAGGGCACTAAAGACTAAGTAATTTTTCACTTCTCTTTTTTATGAACGCTATTACAACGTATGACGCATCGGTGACAGGAGTAGTTGAACTGCTGGCAGTCGGCTACTGCAACCTTGAATCTGTAGAAATTGAGAATCCGAACACGACTGTTGTGTACTTACAGCTGTTTGATTCTGCTACTACTGCTGCGGTGACTCTTGGAACGACCGTACCTAATACGACACGTCTTATTCCTGCCGGTGACGGTGTGGCAAGTGGCGTACGTATTATCGAGTTTAATGCACCACTGCGCTTCGGAAGCGGCATTGTCTATGCCATTACCACCACACGCTCTGACAATACTTCGCCTGCTTCCGTGTGTCAGATTAATTTTGCACGAAGTTAAGTCTTTACCTCTCTTAAACCATGTCTAACGATATTGTTTCACCACCGGGCATCTTCCGAAGAATTGCCGTTGCGGCCGCGGGAATTATCACGTTGGTTGGTACTGGTGTGGCTTTCACTATTCTTGCGCCGAGTAACAATAACACACTTACTAATCAGATAAAGACTGCTGATGGAAGATCTGCATGGTATGTAACAAGCAGTGGATCAACGACGCAATCCGGCAGCTTACGAGTACGCGGTGCGTTATCCGGTTCCACTCTTCAAATAGGCGGAACAACTGCCACGCTGACAAACTTTCTTACAAATACGGCAACGCTCGATTTCGCTAACCTTGCCGTTGCAAGCTGTGAACTTTTGACAATTACGGTGAATGGCGCTGCTGATGGTGATCCTGTCACACTAGGTGTCCCGAATGGAAGTCAGGTAACCAATGGATTTTTCAGCGCCTACGTTTCAGCTACTAATACTGTTTCCGTAAAATTCTGCGCCGTTATTTCCGGTGATCCGACTTCAGGAACGTTCCGCGTCGATGTTCTGAAAACAACTCCATAATCCTCATTCCCTCCTTCTTTCCGGTGTCACTGATTACATGTAACTAATTTTTATATCTTCATCTTCGCCTTTTCATGGCTTCGCCCGCTGGTTCAACCATCATCGACTTGGCACGCGGTCTGATACGTGAAGAACTTGGCAGCGATGTGCCGTCTGTATCTGATGCGTTCATGCTGTCATTTATATCTGATGCTGATAAGGAATTGCTACGCGCTTTTCGGAAAGGTGGTGGCAATACACCGTCTGCCAGTGCCAGAGAGACAGGCTATACACTTGCCTCTGACACAGCCATTAACGATGTCGCAGGGATAACCTCTGCTTCCGTCACGATTACGGTTGATTCCACGACGGGTTTTGCCGTTTCCGGTACAGCCGTTATCTGGGACGGGGAGGCCTTTGATATTTTCTCGTACACAGGCATTACCGCTACGTCCTTTACAGGTGTGACAGGCATTGCGTTTGACCATGAAGACAATACCGAAATACAGGCTGTATATGTCCTCCCTACGAACTTTAAAGCATTCAGACGGACAGAGGACTATGGAGACGGGGTACTACTGAATAGTGCGCCACTGACCTATATGGAAGCACCGCCAAATGCTGGCAGATTCTCTATTGTGGACGATGGAACGAATAAGTACTTGTGGTTGTACCGTGGCGCCTCTGGCGAGGCATCCGTGTATTATGATAAGACGTCGCCAACGATTGATACAATTGACGATACGGTGAGTTTTGATGAGGAATATACGTATTTCTACGTGTGGCGCTGCATCGAAATGTCACTATTTGGCCGAGGGGACTATGCCATTATCGGACTCGCCAAGCAAAAGGGTGACGCTATTAAACTCGATGCCTTGAAAGATAGGAATATCGGCAGGCGTTTGCGTGTGCGCCAGTTTGGCTCTGTTGGTGACAGGAATTTTGAGCGCCTTGCTATACGGGAAAGTTCACTATGAGCATCTTTATTCAACCAAAGGCGGGCTTCAAAGGCTACGTAAGTGCGCCTAAAAATGCCAGTGCTTCGTACCTGTCTGCGCCGTCTCAAAACTGCCTAATTACGAGTGACGGGAAGGCTGAAAGTCGGAAAGGCTACGCTGCAGAGTTTAGTATTGGCCTAGACGGTTTTCCGGCCACAGCTTTTTACCATGAAACGTATGATGTTGCGTTCTTTGCCTTAGGAACAAAGGTGTTTTACCGTGATTTTACGGCTGGTGCCACGTATGATACGGGGCTTACGCTCACGACAGGAACCGTCACACGCTTTACTGAATTTTTTGGAGATGTATACCTTACAAATACAACAGACGGCCCACGAAGGATTGTCTGTATGCGCCTGAATGGTGCCGTTACAGCCGGAGCTAGTACTATAACGGTAGATGTGGACGGCGTTGCACGTTTGCAGGTCTTTAGTGTGACCTCTGGTAACCTTATTGTGAACGGAACAGCCGAAGCATTCACCAACCCTATTGTTCCGTACATTTCGGTAACAGGGACGGCTAATAACGGTTCTAACCTTATCCGTATTACGACTACTGCCCATAGTTTCCTGACAGGTGACAATGTGACAATAGTAGGAACAGGTGGAACGATAGAAGCAGATGGCACATGGACAGTGACGCGTATCAGTGCCACACAATTTGACTTGCAAGCCTCTACGTTTACCAATGCATGGACGTCTGGCGGTACGATTACCTGGAATTACACAGACGGCAGAATGCACTTAACAACGACTGCCTCCCAAGCCTATACGGATAATAATTTTGCACTGGTAGTACAGGATATTTCAGGTGTGACAGGCATTCAAAAGCCGTCAAAGATAGAGCTCTGGAAGTCCAGACTGCATTTGATGGGCTTCCTGTCCTCTACCAACGTAGACCAGCCGAATAACTCTGTAATTGCTGGACAGTTTGTTATTGGTGAAACAGGAGCATCTGGTATTGAGAAGATTATTGACTTTACTTATGGAACAGGTGGCGCAACAAAGATCGTTGTTGGTGGTGGCGGTAAGGTGACAAACATTCTTGGTGTAAAGGACTTCTTATATTTCTTTACGGAAGGAAAGACACATGCGGCGAATTCTGCTGATATTACGACAAGTGGTTCTGCTATTGGCCTTACGATTCCAAACTTAAAAGATGAACTGCACGGCTGTGTGAATGAAGACTGTGCAACGATAATGGGTAATAACGCACTGACGTATGTAACGAATGACAAACGTATTATGATGATTCCTATTTCTACGGAGACAGGAGCAACTGTAAGCCCCCCACAGGAAGACTTTGATGTGCCAATACGTGAACATCTAAAGAACATGGCCAAAGACCAAACAGGGGCATTTGTGTTCCATTACAGAGGTGGTAGACAAACTATTTACCAGTTGAATATTGCAGGGCAGTGGTTCTGGTTCATTTGGGATCACAATATTGTGGTTAATACATCGTCTGGAACACAGCATGGTGCATGGCAGCCACCACAGTCTATTAGCCCTGTTGTAGGCTTATTTGAGCGGAAGGGCGTATTGTACGGTACAGATGTGTCAACAGATACTGTGTACAGCTACTTCACGACATTCACGGATAACTTTGTACCTATCCAAGTGATTATCGCTACAGGTGATTTTAATGTAGGCAATGCCATGATGAAACGGGCTGAGCTGGAAGGAGATATCAACCAGCCGTCTATGATTAATATTAAGTGTTATGTGACGAATAATAGCGCAGGAAGGCGTTCTGGTTCGGCAAAAGTTATTGATGGCAATGACTATACCTATAGTGATGATCTATCCGTTGGAGCCGTTGCTATTGGCGATAGTGGGGTTGAAGCGGAAACGACACAGATAGCCCACTGGAAAAAAGGGTTTGGTATTTTCCCGTCTCAAGGCTTTTCTTGTCAGTTGATTGCAGAGAACTTTCAAGATGGCGGCTACTTTTCTGTTTCTTCCTACTTATTAACCGGTGAAGATTACGCCGGTACTTTTACTTCTGATCTCTAATATGAAACTCCTATACACTATTTTTTACTGGGTTACTGAATCTACAGCACGAACATTTACAGGGCTTATTGTGATTAGTACTTTATCACTTACAGGTATTCACTTTGTTCAGGCGGCTACAAGCTACGATGTTACAAATGAGCCGCAAATGAATCTTGATGTTTCGATTAACGGAACACAGACAACGGGTATTATTTTATCTGCGCCACAGTTGAATGCTACAAACCATACGTTTGCTACCACAACAGGCGGTATCCTTCGTATTCGTTTTGGAGCCTACAAGGAAGATATTTACTTTTCCAGTGCAACAGTGAACGCTACAACATATAAAGTGACGCTTGCAGGAGTTATTAGAAATATCTGCCCACAAGTAGCACGTTCCTACGTCACATGCGGTGCAGGTCGTTCATGGGGCAAGGGTGCCATTGTAGAACTGAATACAGATGCCCGATTGTTTAATCTAAAAGCTAATATAGATCGTGCCAATACGTTTACCGCGTCTGGCGCTCTAGCTTTCTCTGGCAGTGGCTCATTGTCTTTTCCTACATTTGCTACAACAGCGGCGCGTAACCAAGCATTGGGTACAAATCCTTCTGGCCCTGTCCGTGGAGCATGTGTCACGGCAACAGGCTTGTGTTACGTTTATACAGGTGGTGTATGGACTTCTTTGGCTACGGACGGTACTGCTAATGCTACCACTACTGCGGCTGGAAAATCAGAATTAGCAACGGCAGCAGACTTATTGGCAGGTACTTTAACAGGTGACTCCGGTGGCCCAATAGTGCTGTCTACATCTGTTACTACTCGTACTTCTACAGGCTCTACACAGGCTAGTAAAATTCCTGTTCTTGGTACGAATGGTTATCTTACAGGTTCTTTACTAGGAAGTGGTACGAGTAATTCAGGTACCATTCTATATGGCGATAATGCATGGCGTGCTCCGCAGAGTGCCTTTTATTTCGGTTCAGGAGTTGATGGAAATGTGTCTATTGGAACAGGAACAACAGTCACTTTGTCTGCTGATAAAAATTATAATAATCTTACAATTTATTCAGGAGCTACACTGAATACTGGTGGCTATCGTGTGTGGGTAGCTGGAACTTTAAAATTAGTAGATCCCGGTGTTAGTACTGCTGCTAAGATTGCAGTCAATGGTGGAAATGGCACAAATGGTGGAAATGCAACATTAACTGCCGCAGGAGCTTCAGGAGCAGGCGGCACAGCTGCTAATAGTGCTGGTTCATTGCCAGCAAGCCCTGCTGCTGGTGCTGGTTCCATAGGGGCAGCAGGTGCTACCGCAGCTGGGTGTGCAAATGGTTTGGCTGGAGGGAATGGCGTAAGCGGTACAGATGAGACTAATGGTATTGGTTCAAGTGCGGCAGCATCTGGAAATGGAGGAGCTGGGGGGCAGGATACAGGCTGTGCAAACACCGTGGGTGCAGCTGGTACTAAGGGTACGGCAGGGGTCACGAGTATTACGACTTCTAAAATAATGTTTAATTCACTTTTACAGATGATGAGCTGGCCCACGGCTCGTGATTTTTCTGGAAGTGCAAGTGCTGGCGGTGCTGGTGCTGGCGGTGCTGGTGAATCTGGATCATCTGGCAATACCGGTGCAGGCGGTGGAGGAGGTAGTGGTGGGGCACCGGGTGGAAATATGGATCTTTATGCAAACATTTTAACTGGGTCTGGATATATACAGGCAAATGGAGGGAATGGAGGGAATGGAGGGAATGGAGGCTCTTCGTCCAACTCAACTTCTGGTTGTGGCGGCGGTGGCGGTGGTGGGGCACCGGGTAATGGCGGTGCTCTCAATTTATTCTATAAAACACTTACAGCCTGGACAGGAAAAGTAGAAGCACGCGCAGGAACTGCAGGGACGTTTGGACTAGGAGCTACTACTCCATGTTCTAATCCTGGTGCAAATGGTGTATCTGCTTCAGCTGGATCTTTGGGCCAACTATTTCAATTCCAAGTGCGTTAAATGAAAGAATCTCGCCTCATCGGGAAAACTCTTGAGCAGTTAAATGCAGAGCGTGCACAAGCGGGTGTTTCTACTCCTGTAGTAGCACAGAATGCACGGTCTACACAGGCGGCGAATAGTATTCAGGAAGCTGGTAAGAGTGCTATGAATGCCGTCGTTCAGCCGGGAGTTAATGCTCCTGCTTCTTATGTGCCAACCGTCAATCAGGCAGACCCGAATGCACAGGCATTAATTAACGAGCGCAATTCCTATCTGGCACCCGCTCAAGGTACGGGCAATATTCAGGATGCAGCTATCCAGCGAATGCGTAATTCTGGTATGAGCGAGCATGATATTAAAGCACATTTGGGTGACCAGAGCGGGATACAGGAAGCGTTTAACCAGGTGGGGACGAATAGCGGACAGATACAGTCACAGTCTGTTTTGGACAGGCAGCAGCAGCGACTGGGCAACCCGTCTTCTGACCTTGCCGATAAGTTGGCAGCTGTTGATAAGAGTGCTGCAAACATGAACGCGCAGGGGAACAATGTGACGACGCAGGATATTGCACTCCAAAAGCAATCGGTGATAGAGCAGCACAATGCGGAACAGAATGATATAGCCAATAAGCAGAAGGCGGATTATACGAAGCAACAGGCGGATGTGGCGTCATCCAAGACAGGTACACAGGCTCCTCCTACTCCTGCGCCGAAAGATGCCGGTTCTGCCGCCGCACTTGCGAACCTTCCGCCAGAATACTCATTCCTCGGGCCACTGTTTCAACAACAGCAGGATCAGATTAATAATGCCATTACAAGTAACCAACAGCTCGTAGGGGATCAATCTGCCGCTAATAACAAGGCGTACGGCAGTGTTGCTGATTCTATTACCGAGATGAAGGCAGGATACAAAGAATCCAATGACGCTATTCAGAGCATCTTAAAAGATGTAAAAGTGGATAATGAAGCACAGATTCAAACAGATAAGAAAGCGGCAGAAGACCGTTTGGTATGGGATAATGGGAAGCAGCAACGCACAGAATCGGTTAATATGGTAAAGGCTCGTAATGCCATGATTGCACAGATTGCACTATCTGGCGGTTTTGCACAGGATGCAGGACTTGCCGCGGTGGCTGAATCGGATGCCCATTTTGAATCCAATATTTCCAATCTTCAAACAGAGCTTGGCATAGAACGAACGGATTTGAGTGCCAAGTTTACGGCCATGTCTGTGGCGAATAAGAACGACTATGCAGACAAGACCATTACGAACATGAAAGACCTTCGTTCCAGTTTGGAGCGTCTCACGAATGAAGGGAACCAGAACACCGTGGCATGGACGAATGCACAGAGTAGCTTACTACAGAATGCATGGACGGCGCAGACAAATTTGCGCAGTGATTTGGCAAAAGGGAACGTGGATATGGGGAAGGAGATGGCTACCATTGTTAATCAGAGCCGTGATGACAAGAGAGCGCAGGAGCAGAATGGATGGAACATTCTGAACCAAGCCATAGATAACTACGGGCACATGGTTCCGAAGTCCATTATTGACCGCGTGCAAGGAATGCTGCCTAAAGGGACTGATATACAGGATGTCATAAATACTCCGACCTTTGCGGAGCGGAACAGTAAGCGCATTGCGGGAGCAGGTGGGAGAGGCGGCAGTAGCAGTGCAGGCTATTCCGTACCCACGGGTGGAGCTGCGAGCAGTGGATTGTTCCAGGGGGCAATTGATAAGAATACTCTTTCTGCGGCTATTGACCGTGTGATTACCCCTAAACGCTTTGGCGGTACGGCGGGTGAGCGTGAGAAGAAATTACAGGCATACCATAACAGAGTTAACAGCGGTGAAGACCCTGCTGTTATTGCGGATGATCTGGTGAAAGATTACTGGCTGACGGTGACAGGCACGGAAAAGACGCAGCACGACCAGCGCGTGACGGCAGGCGGACAGATGGACGTGATACAGGGCACGGCAGATGCCTATGGAATAAGCGCTGATAATGACGGAATTTTGGGAAGTATGGATTCCAAGAAGAACTGGCTGGAATCGTTCGTGGGCGTGGCCGACCCTGCCTATAATGATCTACGACCACTAGTAGGCGGTGTGAAGGCGCAGATTACAAAAGCGAATGCCGGAACAGCCGTCTCTGCGAATGAACTGAAAATGCTGAAAGACTACACGCCAGATATGGCACAGAAAGGGCCGACGTTCTTTGCCAATGTACGGAACTATAAAGCAATGGCTGATTACCTTGACGCTAAACAAGCGGCTTATGATTTAGGTCTTCCAGCACCCGCGCTCCCAAAGCCTATGACATTTTCCGGTACCGCCTCTGTCGGGCCGGGTAAGTTTTCTTTGGATGATATTACCAATGCCCAAAAATAATTATGTTAACTCCTCAACAGTACGGACCGCCAGAAATGAAAGACGCATTTACGCCACAAGCGAAGCCTGCCGCTCCTGCGACACAAGCCGCGCCGTGGTCGCCTGATCAGAAGAAGCAGTATCTGAACGCGCATGGGTACAACGACAGTGGGGCGCAGGCTATGATGTATCACGTAAACCCCGCCAGTATTCAGGGGCATAACTTCCAACCACAGGAGGCACCAAAGCCCGTATTTACTCCGGCACTGAATGTTGCGCAGAATCTTGGCTCTAAAAAGACAGAACTGAGTCCGGCAAATCTTGAATCTTTACGTGCCAATGGTCTAAAAGATGATGTTATTGCAGATCAGTTTGCACAAAGCTCACCATTCTTTGCGAATAAGCTACAAAATATCCGTACACACTATAATAATGATCCGGAAGCGACATCTGCATTCTTGAATGCACGATTCTACGGCACGACGAGTATCCCGAAGCAGGATCAGCCGCAAACAGGACCAGTCGGGAGGGCAATGCAAGCCATGATGTCTCATGCACAGAACATGCAGCAGTTCTGGGATCAATCAGCTTCCCGTGAAATAAACCCGGCGCAGGCTTTTATGCGAACAGGATTGGAAGGTTTTCATGCAGCCGCCGCACCGGTGGCTCAAGTGGGAAACGCCATAGTGGGCGCAGGCTTGGATGTGGTAGGCGGTATAGATAATATGGTGACAGGTGGTGCAGTGACACGGGGCATTCAGCAGGGAGTGCAGGATGTTGTGAACTCTGATATCGGACAGGCTGTTGGCTCTAAGTTCAACCAGTTGAAGGATGCAACCAATGCCTCACCAGAAAACTCTGGCTTACGGGATCTGGCCTATCTGGGGCGCGGGGCAGCCGATATTGCAAGCGTGATGGGAACTGAGCAGTTATATAACTCTCTTGGTGGTGCTGCACTGGATAAAGCGGCTTTTCATCCTATTCAGACTACCAAAACAGTAGCCAAAAATACGGCTGGAACTATACTGCATCCGTGGGAGTCGGTTAATAATTTGCGTGGATCACTTCCCGCCATGGGTGCAAAGGGTGCTATAGCTAAAGATGTGAGCAAGGGTGCGCTCGCGCGTACTGGTATGGACGAACGATTATCTAATCTTATGACAGATGCCAGTCCAGCAGATAAATCAGCCATGGGCAAAATGGTTGAGATGCACGATGCAGCGGCAAAAGACTTTACATCAGCAAATCCAAAGGAAATTGTGGGCGGTACGGCACTTCTTCGCTATAACCATATTAATGATATTAAAAAGGGTACAGGAGAGTTGATAGGCGGTCTGGTGAAGGCGGCAGGGGATGAGCCTATAAAGATGACTGATACGTACAATAATTACTTAGGATGGTTGAGAGATAATAACGTGATGGTGAACGAGAAAGGTGTTCTGTCGCTCGAGGGAAGCAGAGTACCGAAGGAAGATTTGCCATTTCTACAGGCACTGCATAATAAAATTGCACCCGGAGGGGAAGTGCAGACATTCGGACAGGCACACCAGACACGTCAATGGATGTTTAAGGCGCAGGATATCGCGCAGCAGAGACAACTTGGCTATACGGATCTGGCAAAGCAAGCTGCGGAGGATGTGCATAGCAATATGTTAACCGAAATGGGACAGGCACACCCGGCGTATGAAGCCTATGCAAAACCCTATGCAGAAATGTCACGGGCACAGCAGGCATTTGCTAAACTGATGGGAAAATCCAGCCCGGAAGAACTGACAGCGCGGGACTTACGCGCAGGAGAGATTGCCAAGCGCATGACGGGCAATGCGTCTGCTGATTCGCTGGATGTCTTTAGCAAGCTAGAAGAAACCGCACGAAAGTACGGGTTCAACGCTAGTACAGATGTGCGTAGACAGGCGTACTTTGCTGATGCTATTGGGAAGTACTACCCGAATTTCTCACCCGGTGGACTCACAGGACAGGTGGAGAAAGCAGGTGAGGCACTTGGTATGGCAAAAGATGTCGCAACTGGGAATGTGTTAAGTATGGCTGTGAAAGTAGGTAAAAAGATTATTGGACAGTCAGAAGAAAGACAATTGGCAGTCATTAAAAAGTTTCTCTCGGCTAATGCCGGTGAAATGGCGTCTATGACTTCCCCAGATGAAGTGGAAGCTGTCTTACAAAGTCTTTTTGGCGAGCATTATGTTCCTAAGACCTCCGACATAAGAACACCGTTATCAACACTGCCAGCCACCATGGAAGGACCAGCGACAGCAGGACAAAAAGCGCTACCACTACAAGAGACACAAAGCCAAGCAGGAATATCGCCTGAAACATATGCATCCACTCTACCAGATCAATCACTAAATGTCAATGCCCCTATAGAATCCCCAAAAGGCTTGCCCCGTAATGGGGCCAACACAGGGAAAAGCTCACTTACTCAACTGAAGGGACTTATTAAGTCTTTTGATGCCGTTGATAGTGGTATTGTTGAGTTTGATAAAGGAGCATCCTTAGCTAGTAATTTCAAGAAAAATGCCAGACTGATAGGCGATATTGACAGTATGGACTTGCCTAGTGCTTCAAAAGCATTAAGGGCAGCCATAGAAAAGAATCCTTCTAATCCAAGTCTATTACAACTTGAAAAAGACTTGTATTCTGCCAATAACTCAATTAATTCTAGCGAGAATGGACTCTCTATGATTGAATCTGGGTTTAGAGAGGTACTGAATGGTGTAGATGCAGAAGGAACGTCAGTTCTTATGGCTATTGATGATCTTGCTACCAAGGGAGCATTTAAGTATACTGATGTCGTAGATAACAATGGTACTACTTTACAATCCCTTATTGATGACTACACCAGAATCCTCGACGGCAAAGCAGAAAAAGCAGCAGCAACCAGAGCAGCAAATAAATCCAGAACTAGCAGCGTTGGGGAATTTTCTAAAACAGAAAATAGCGGAGGCCAGTCAGCAATAACTAAAACATCTGATCCCGCAGAAATATCACGCCTGAAAGACAGTATTAATGAAGGAAAGACCATTTTAAATTCTGGTACATTTAATGGTAAAAAATTGACACCAGAAGAACTATCTGCAGTCAGTAGGTCTGTAGAAAATGCGCAGGCAAGAATTGGCGAACAGACGATTATTACACCGGGACAGACCGCTAAAGATGGCTATAAAATGCAGGAAATATCTTCTGCGGAGACATTTAATATGGCCAAAAACGGTGTGAGTCCGAATGATCTAACTAAAGATGGTTTAAAGAATTGGAAAAAGTTACAACAGGATGGAAAAGCAAAGTTTGTAGATGGAAAATTCTATCATACTCAATAATGAACCACCTCTACATTATTACGGCCCATATAGACCTACGCCCTGCGAAAGAGCGGGTAAAGGACGCAACACGTCTACCACCGTTCTCCGCTGTGACTATGGCCTATACGGAAGAATTTATTGACCACTTTGCTTTCTAATGACTCTATCTGCAAAAACACGAGAGGCTATACGTAAAATTTCTGATGCTCAGCAGTCGGGTGTCTTACGTATGCAACAGGTACATGAGCAAAGGAAGCATGAGCGGCAGATGGAACAGTTTTTGACACATGAAGAAGACCCATACTTTCGATCTTCCCCAGCTGCCTTATTGAAAAGCGAAGATGTGACACTGTTACGCATTCTGCCAGTCGTTCTTCATGATTTTCAGAAGCAGGAGGGGCCAAAGGGAGAGAAAGGAGATGATGGAAAGTCTATGACCGGCCCGAAAGGGGATAAAGGCGATAAAGGAGAATCTATGACAGGCCTACCTGGTAAAGACGGCAAAGATGCTGATATTTCAGAAATGAAAACAGTAGCAGAAAGGGAAGTGAGCAAAGAAATTAAAGACCATCTACGTACCTATGACCACGCGCAGCTTCATGATCAACGAATGCTCGGTTCGTTAACACTGAATGAATCTACTATTGCTGATGATCTTTTCTTGCAGGTCAAAGGCAATGCCATTGTCTGCACAAAAATAGTAAAGGAAGCGGGAGTACCGTACTTTGCGCGCGGATCCAGTACTACGTCCTCTGGTGGCAATACGAGAGTCGTGACCAGCGTTGCTGTAGATACAACGGCAGCCGCCGCAGCTTCTACGGATTATGTCTATTTTGTGTCCGGTACGACGACCCTTACATTGCCAACGGCTGTGAGTAATACCAACCGTTATACCATTAAGAATACAGGTGTGGCGATTGTAACGGTTGCTTTTACGGGTAGCGAGACGGGAGACGGTAGCGCAACTGTCTCACTGGATACGGCAAACATGTCACTGGATTTTATTTCGGACGGTTCGAATTATTTCATCGTTTAGTTATGGCATATATCCCCCCTGTAGGCATTAAGTCAGATATCGAACAGCAGGATGAGTCTACAACTGCTGGCACAATCTATGGTGGATGGGCACCTATTGGCAGTGCTACATCAGCATCCGTCTGGAAGATTATTAAAGTAGTAAAATCCGGTACCAGCCTTACCACCTATCGAGCTGATGGGAATGATAACTATGACAACATTTGGTCTGACCGTCAATTACTCAATTATTCCTAATGGCCCTCCTCGTCCCCATAGCGGCCTGTAATCTCTCGACGGCCAACGCCTTCTACACCGGAGACGTGTGTAATAACTCTTGTCTGTCCTCCACAGGACTGGCATTAGATACGACCGGGATCAACCCCATAAACGTCACCTTTGCCACGACGGACACCTTGCAGGGCGTGGTGCTCATGCTGCGTACTGTACAGAACATCGGCACAGCAGCAACACTCACAGCCCAATTACAGGAGAACGTGGCGACCGTCTGGACCAACCGTGGAACAGCGGTAGTCGTCACGAGCGGCACGATGTTGCAGGGATACAATACTACCCTTGAGGCGGTGAGAGAGCACATCATGGTGGATTTTAGAGGGATCAATTACGCCGTTGATACCACAGCGGGGAAGTGGCGTATTAAACTGACCGCAAGTGCCACCAATAATTTCACGATTCATACATCTAACGCCACGGCTCATACGTTCTGGACGTACATGGCCACCACCCGTAGTTATGCGGCGAATGACTTACTTATCTGCGTCCAACAGGTGACGCAGGACGTAGACGCTACCTTTCGTGGAATACTCGGCACAGGAGACGCAGCAAACGCCAGTGCTCTATGGATCGGCTATCCGTCTACTCTTTCTACTCTCACAACTCCGCAGCCAATGTTTCTGCCGGACGTTACTGCACCAAGGACGCTCACGATTGACGGTATGGTACGTATTCCCTTCCACTCCTGCTGGACAATCGGTACCTCCGCTTCACCAGTTACGATTGCGAACAAATACAGTATCAACTTCCCAGCCCCGACCTTCGGTACGCAATCGGGGATCTTCCGGGGAGAAGCAAATACCAGTTGGAATGCGGCAGGCTGTCAGACAATCCTCTGGTACGGCACTCCACCTACCGTCCGAAAGGCCACGATTTACGCTGATATTGCCGTAGGTGCGACCACCATTCAGGTGACGGAAGACGTCACAAGTTGGCTCTCCGGCGCACTCATATCGATAGGAAAGCAAAATGTCTTGGGACAGCAGGAAGCGAAACCCTACACCATCAGCGGAGTTCCTACCTACGATGGGGTCAAGTCCACCATCACACTCTCAGGAGCGATAACCACGTACGCCCGTAAGGCATGGACGGCCCTGTCAGGAGTCGGAACGGTGTTCCTGATTGATCAGAATTCTATTGTGGTGACAGGAAATACGACAAGGCTTGGGCTGTACAATATGCAGATACCCTCCAATTTTGAAGAGGTTGGTGTTTCTTGGATCAACTTCAGCAACATCCACAATAATGTTCTCGGCAATACCGGCTCTCAGGATTTGGCAGCCAACCGCAGCCAGTGGAGAATTGAGAACTGTACCGCAGGACGCACGTTATTGAACGGAACAGTTGTCTTTAACACACCAGCGATCCCGAGAGAGGGGTACATCACCCGAGGCTGCTACATACAGAGCGGGAACTTTTCCGGTGCCACTTCTGCGGTTTCCACCGCGGCGTGCTTCTCCAACAGTCTTGGGGAGAATATCGTGTCGGACAACATCACCCACTGCGCTCCGGGAAGTACTTCCTTCGATTTCAACCAGTTTACGACCATCGACAATAATATTGTGGAGAACGGCTTATATACCATTGGTGTCAGAGGATTTAACAACAGCTTCACGAATTTCTACGGCTGGTGTCTTGATCCGGCAGCGTCCGGGGTTACGCTTGGCGCTTTGCTCTTTGGTGCGTCCAACAGCAACGGCGCATCCTACCTGACATCCTGTCGGGCTATCAGTAACATCCGCCTGAACAAGTGCAGAAACGCCTTTGGATTTCTCGGTGTGGTAGTGCCGGGCGTGGATGACACGGGTAGTCATCTTGGAGACGATACGGCCAACGTGTCGGACGTGTATTTTGCCACCAATGCCTTAGTGAATTACCGCATGACCGGCTCATTCGGAAACCTGAACATCTCCTCCACGTACTCAGCAGCCGCCCGTGGATCGAAGTTCCGTGTGGATGATTTCAACAGCGTCTCCGGGGATAACAGGGCGTGGTATACGGAGGGAGTGTTCACATCCAGCGGTTCCCTGCTACAGGCCGAGAATGCCATCTCTGGCGTGCTGCTTGACCCGATTTACAATGTGACGACCGCAGCCACTTCCACGTACAAACACGGCTTCCAGGTGAATTGTCTGATTGGCTTTGCAGCCTACTACGCGGGCACGTACACACTGCCCACAATGAAGGTGACGTATGATCTGACGAGTACCCAGACTGCCGTGGCTTCTGCTTCCACAGCGCAGCAAGTCCTGTCCCTGTTCGTCACACCTACTACGAACAGCAACCCAATGCCCGTAGAATTCCGAACACTCACGGATTCTTCTCTGGCAAATAGTCTCGTGACATGGGACACGCTGATTAATAACGTGCGTGGTTACGGGTACGTCTATTCGACGGCGACGATTGATATTAATAAGACAACGGACTTGGCAGTAAATACCAACGCCACACCCGTCACTAATCCATTCATCACCCAGACTACACGGGCCACGGTGGCTGCTTATACGGGTATTGCGGTGAACCACACAACCCAGACAGTGACGCTCACGGTGGCCCACACACTGCAAGAACTCTACGATTACGCCCAGTATGACCTGTCGGAAGATGCTAACTTCTTCACAGCTGATTGGTTCACGACGCTGAATGGAGTGGATTACACGTCCACCTATGACATTGTGGTGAATAACTGCGCCCTGACAGGTGGTGGTTCGATTGATGTGGGGACGAATACGTTCACCCGCAGTGGAACAGGAACGTATGACGGGTATGTGATTACGAGTACGAACCGTTCCTTGCATGTACTCCTTAATACCCTCGTGAGCGGTTCGACAGTCCAGATTTACGATACCACCACAAGTACAGAACTCTATAACGCCGTGGTTGCTGCAACGTCACTGGATTACCTCTTCACTTACACAGCAGACCATACGCTCCGTATCCGGGTGAGAAAGACAGGGGAGATTCCCTACGAGTACTCGGGCACGATCACGAACACCGGCTTTTCCTTGAACGTTTCGCAGGTGACGGATGACGTGTACGTCTACAACGCCATTACCGGCTCTACCGTTACGGAGGTGTACTTGACTGGTTCCACATTGCTTGTGTACGTGGATGATGTAGATAACGCCACGACGGCCCAGCGGATCTATGCCCGATACATGTATGATATTTCGTCTACAAGCTACATAGGCTTGCAGCCCTACGATATTACGGCCAATACACCATTTGACTACGTGCTGGCTGATGCTATCAAAATCTATAACGTCGATACGAGTAACCCGCTCATGGTCTCCGGGGCTAACGTCAATAACGTGACTGGCAATGGATTAGTCATTGATACGGCTGGCGGATCGATCAACTTTATCAGCTACTACCCTATCAAATCCAATGACGATTTGGCTGCAGCGATATGGACAACCCCTGTTTCTCAGTACAGTACGGCAGACGGAACCTTTGGCAATGAGGTGCTTACAAAGCAACGCTTTAAATCATTGCATCCTATCGAATAATGGACTCTTCTCTCTTTGCTATCGAAAAAATGGTGAATGATTTTAACGATCTTAAAACTGATGTGAAGGCTATGAAACATTCCGAAGAAGAAGCGCATCTGATGATTTTAAGATCTATAAAAGATTTAAAAGAAGAGAGTAAAGTGTATTTAATAGATATTAAGCAACAGACGGAAAAAACGAATGGCAGGGTCACACGACTGGAAAGCCTTCGTATACAGGAAGAAGCTACGGCGAAAGAAAGGGAGCGCAACGAAGCCAGAAATGAGGATTCCAGGAAGGACATATTATACAAAGTCCTCTTTCCCATTCTTACCTCTGTGGCTACCGCCATTATTACCTACATCATTTTTCACCTTGCCAGCTTATGATTGATCCTCTCTTAAAAGGCCAAAACCTGCAAAAGTTTCTTGAGCTTACGCAGGTAAGTTACGAGCCGTGTTTCCAAGCACAGCAGGATTGCTTTGACCAAGGTTACTATTTTCAGGTACTGGAAGCATACAGGCCACAGGCCCGACAGGATGCACTATGGCTTATCGGCAGGAGAGGCAGAAAAGGGGAGGCAAAAGTAACGTGGACAAAGACCAGTAATCACACCAATCGTTTAGCCTTTGATATTCGGACACTTTTTACGCCAGAGGAGAAAGACACGCCGACCATTATGACGAAAGACCTTCCCGCCGTGAAGTTGCGAAAACGCGCTATCTATTCCTATACCATGGTTGCTGATGTGCTGGCAGAATACGGCATTTTGAGGCAAATAGATCTTATAGCCTTGGGTGACTTTGGACATTTCAACGTCGATAAGGCACATACGATAAAGCCGAGTCCCGTTATTATAGGCAAAGAAGATCGCATAAATGGGCTTACCAGACGTTTGAAGACTGAAAAAGACCCAGTGGAGCGTGAAAGAATTGGAAGGCTCCTAGATCGACTAGGACAAAGAAAGTAGAGTTTTATCCTTTTTACCCCTTTTCGTATGGCAAATTCGCCAACAGGAACCATTAACGTCTATGACTGGAGGCGTATTATGGAATTATTCATTCAGTCACTGATTACATTCGTTCTGACGTGGCTATTAACCTTTATTCCCGAGCTTTCTGTGACCGGTCCGTATGCAAATGCGTGGATTACGGTACAGCCTATTGCTATCCTTCTCCTTACCGAAATAGCCAAGCGGTATAAGCAGAGCCAAGGACAGTTTTAAGTAGTTGCCGGATAGAGTGGATATGCTTTCCTGAAAGCCATGTCCACTTCTGTCAGTTCATAAGTTCCCTGCGCTACAGCGTACATAACCCTCTTGTTCACATACCGTAGCAGGAAAGATTCTAGGTCGGGATCATGGAGCGGAGCAAAGGCGTGAACAGCATGGGAAAGTGGTGCCGCATTGAAAACGGAAGAATGCATTTTCCTGTTCTCTTTGTCCTTGGCGTTGCCCCGTGATTTTACGTGATGATATTCCGTAGGCCGTATACCAGAAAGTACACATGGGGCTGATAGTCCCCATATGCACTCTCCCAGCACTTCAAAATCAAATGAAGCGTGATCCATTACTTACTTGTTTCATCTGTTGGCTCCTTTACTTCTTCTACGGTAGAAGGTTCGACCGTTGCTGGAGTCTCTTCTGCTGTCTCTGCTTCGTGGTTCATGATGATGAGAGGAAAATAATAGAGACTGAATAGTAGCATGGTTCGTTAATCTTTCCAAGGGTCTACAATATCCTTTCCAGCCATAGCAACTCCAATAGGCCGGAGCGTGTGCAAAATCTTGATCGTCCCGGCGTGCTCTTTCAGGACTTCTGGTAGGCGACGGTATGCTTGCGGTGCTTCATCAAGGTCAGCCCCTCGCAGGCATACCCCCTTGTCGTTGACCCATTTCATCATCTCATCATGTCGGACCAGACCGGGTTGACGTTGCTTCTTACCGTTCTCATCGCGCACGAAACGACCACGAGCAGCGGTACGGCTCATAACCCGCCCGGCACCATGAACAGTCGAATAGAGGGATCTAGCAGACAGTGTAGAATCGACTCCTTCAATTATTACTGCATTATCGCCCATTGATCCTCCGACAAATCCTTTTTGTCCGGGGAAAGCAGGGGTGGCACCCTTTCGTATTACCCACATGTCTTCGTCGAAATGGTTCTCACGCCACGCGAAATTATGATGATTGTGAATTTCCTCAGTAATATGCGCACCGATAATCTTCGTAGAAACAAGCCGAGCGACGTATTCACGTCCTGCATAGGCGTAGCGTCCAGCCAGATTCATGGCAGCGATATAACCCTGTCCTAGTTCGCTTTCTTCATCTATAAGAGTGGGAGGTACATCCATGCCGTCTTTCCCACCCGCGAGTGACAGGAATTTGGTGGCCGTTCCGTGTCCGAAGCCTCGGGAACCAAAGTGCACGCCAACCCATATCCATCCTTCTTCATCCTCAAAAATATCGACGTAGTGATTGCCCGAGCCGACCGTGCCAAGTTGGGCAGCGGCCTTTTGCTTCATGGAGTGAATTTCCGGCATCGACCACGCTTCGTCATTAAATAGCTCATGGTCAATAGGCGTGTCGTTGTACCGACCTACGCCAAACGAGATTTGGGCAACCATGTCATCCATAATCTTGTTAATATGAGGCAGGACATCTACGAGCCGGGCATCTGTTTTACAAGCCAAGTTCCCGCAGGCAATGTCGAAGCCGACACCTGAAACAGATATTTTTCCTTTATAGGCAACAACACCACCTACGGGCTGGGAATAGCCCTTGTGGCCGTCTGCGCATAATACTGCGTGCGTTCCACCTACATTGAGACAGGTTTCCATTTGTAGCAGAGTTCCATCATCATGGTTTCCAAAGATAGTAAACATAGTTATCTGGTAAAAAAGTAAAAAGAAGGGGTAGTTAGCCCCTTCTTCGTATGATTATCTGGATTACTTACGGTCGCAAGCACTTACGTCACCAGCGTGACGAGCTGCGAGTGTGAAACGACAGTGACGCTGTACGCCAGACAGATAGGCCTCTTTCCAGCTGATAACAGTAGCGCCGTTACTCTTATCTTTGCCAAGTTCGATTAAGCGCTGATCAAGTGCGCCGGAAATATAACGATCAGTTGTATTTGTCAGGGCATCAGCCTGTAGAATAGATGCAAAAGCAAACGTGGATGTGGCCAAAGTGACCAGAACGGAAGAAATAATTTTCTTCATGAGAAGAGGGGGGAAGAGAATGGAGATAAGTAACTGAAAGAACTATAGCGGACGGAAGTGCACCCGTCAATAGTATTTTTTACACTGCCTCGTTAGGGGTGGTTCTTTCTTCGTTCGCTTGTCGCACATTTCACTACTGATTTTCTAATCATCTCTTTTCCTCGTTCGCTTTGCCTCCATGCCCGTACAACAGGAGCGGCTACTATTTTTGAATAGCAGCTTCGACAGTAGCCCTTCCCATAATGTTTTACGGAGCACCCTGCTGTCTTACATATTTTCATAGAAGCGAGAGTAAAGAATCAAACTTCTTCTTGGTGAGCTTTCCACCCTCTACAGCGTTCTCGTCCATCATGGAGCGAATCATGCGTGTCATGCGTAGAGCCGTCTGGTAGTGCTTCACGCCGATATGCCGTTGCAGTTCCAAGGCGGCTACGCCGTTCCTGCTTTGTGACATGAGGAAGATGGCAAAATACCACTGCCTCTGTAAGCCTATCGTTAATATCCATGTCTGGTTCGATAGGAATTAGCCGTGGAGGAAAATAAACGTATATCATTACAGAGAAATAGATTGAGTTTTCAGATATTTCTGAACGTCATTAATCATAAGAACAGCATTAGCTAAAATCGTTTTAGCTTCCTCACTAGTGACATTTGGCAAATCAAATACTGCCAATCTGTCTGCAAACATGGAAAGTTTTTCTCTGTCAGGTGCCAGCTTCGCTTGTTTCTCTGCTTTCAGTCTCAATGCCTCAGCCTCTTTTTCCTGCTGAATGCGCTTCTGCTCTTCCGCTTTCTTTTCCTGTTCCAAGCGTTGTTCTTCTTTCTTTTTAGCCAGTAATTCAGCTTCCACTTTCTCTTTAGCAGCACGCTCTGCAGCAAGTTCTTTTTCCTTAGCTGCACGTTCGGCATCAATTTCTTTCTGTCGTTCCTCCGCTTCTTTTTTGAGGCGTTCATTCTCTGCCTTCATGCGTTCACGTTCTGCCAGTTCTGCCTTTTCCCTTTCTATCCGTTCATTCTCTATCTTCATACGGGCCTCTTCTGCCAGTGCGTATTGCTGCTGACTGGTTTCTAGCAGTGTGGAAAACATATCATGCGGCATATCTGCCAAGTTATAGAAAGATGTATCTACATTATATTTAATCAATTGTTCCTTACGCTTTTCTGCCAGTTCTTCTTTGACTCTCTTTTCCTGTAAGACAGCGTAGTTTTCCTGTGCCGCCAAATGCTTTTCCAACGGAACCACAATGAATTCAATAAGATTGTAAATGGCATCAATAGCTTTGCCTTTCCGTAGACTTTCTTCTTTCAATGCCTTACGGGATTTCTCGGCATTGAGACGGATATGCTGTAAATTCAATCGCGCTTCCCGTGCAGCAGCCATGCCAGCCTTATCTAACGATGATGTAACTTGAATGGCCTTGGCTTTTTCTTCCCATTCTTTGGCAAGAGTGAAGATAGGGGTAAAGGTACGGTGCAATGTGACAGCCTCATCTTCGGATACTTGGGAGTCACGAATTTGTACTTCTAACGGGGTTTCAATAACGGACATGGGTGGAGAAAGGAAGGAATAGGAATTAACGCATAGTTCGGTATTTTTCAAACTCTTCAAACAGTATATTTTCATCTACCCCATAATTAATAAGTATCTGGTCATGACGTAAAATAAATTCTTTAGCCACAATGATGACCTGCTTGTTTTTTACATCCAATGTAAATTCAGCATTGTTATTCGATGAATGGTTATACAAAGAACCATAGCCAAGTGCTATGGCCACATCGTCTGCGACTTTCTTTACTTTTTTTGTAGGCTTTGTAGCCATAGGGGATAGGGGATAGGGGGAAAAATGGATAGGAATTAGAATAGTAAATCTTCAGGTTTGATTTCACTGACATGCTCTATGGCATCCACATGTGGCACGCCTTCAAAATCCTGCACGACAGCATCAACAATTTCATGCTGTGTTTGAACTGGTGCAGCAATGGCTGTTTTGGCATTAGAAGAATGTGACATATTTTCCTGCATGAGAGCTTGCATATACGGACGATAAAACTTGTCCAGCTTTTCCAAGTCCTCCCCTAAATTCGGATTAGTACCAACGTAATTAAATTGCATGATGTAAAATGGCTTTGGCTTTTTCTTATCATCGTCTTGGGTATCAGCAATAAATCTGCTACCAAGCGCACATACAGCTTTCACATACAAATTGTCACCCGGATTAATCTCTGCAAGATCCAAAAAGTGTGTAAGAGAAAGTTTTTGTGGCTTCTGAAAACTTGGTGCTCGTTCTCCTTCAGGAATGCCGGCAACAGCACTGTTCTTTAAAATGAGACGGTGCACCTCACCTGCATACAAAGCATACAGAATGGTGGCAAAAGACAGGTCACTTTCTTTTCTCTTGGTAACAGGATTCTCCCTTTCATATGTTGCCGTCTTGTAGTCCTTAAACTCGCGCCATGTACCTTGAAATTCTACCTCTCTTCCTTTTTCACCTTTGTTATACAGTGTAACTAAATCCCTATCGCCATATCCTTGAATATCTGATGTCCAACGCAATGCAGAATTAGTTTCTGTATCGTAATAACTATATGTAACACACTTATGAAGGATAACAATTTCAGGGTTCGGACCAATGTTCATGGTAATGGACTTTTTTAAATCAGAATCATATTTACTTACATAATAATTACCTGGCTCAATGTCACCAATCTGTTCTTGGGCAAATTTAAGCTGTGGCAAAGACGGGCCAAAAGCTGTTTGCTTATGGATAGCAAGATACTTGTCTTTGAGTTCTTGCTGTTCTGGCGTAAGACTTGGAACAATATCTGACATAACGGAGAGTGGGAAGAATGAATAAGAATTAAGACACAATGTCTATAATACGACCATGTTTGTTTCTTTTTATCATATCTTTTTTTTCAAGGTTTCTAATCGTAAGATAGAGCATGGTACGTCCTATTCCTAAGGATGGATATTCTGATAATAATTCCTTAACGGAGGGATAGTAACCATATTTCATATGGAACTTTTCCAGTGACTGCAGGACTGCATCGGACTTGGGAAAGTTGAGGTTGGGCATGTCTGTAGTGTAGAGACGCATAGCACATATGTCCACCCGAAATTATTACCGAACTAAAGGGAATTGTATTTAAAAGTTACATTTTTCAGCCAAGAATCTGCATTGTCGTTTCCAGACCAACGAATAGCTAAAGCTTTATCCGGAAACTTGCCATAACTTTTTACCCAAATACGCTTAAAATCAGCATAGGATTCTTCATGTGTTTTATAGGTCTTGGGCGTGCGAGAACCTTTACCTTTAGGCCACCACATTATTCCGAAGCAGTTTTTACGTTTCACGGCTGTACCGTCTGTACATGATGCCGTTTCTGCAAAACTTATAGCATAGGCCAACTTATCAATGTCATAATCAGCCTTCTCTGGAAAATCAAACTTAATTTGAACGGCTGGCAGCGGACCGAAAGACAAATATTCTGCTGCTCCTGCTTTCGGAATGAATGATTTATAACCTTCATTTTGTTCTTTTAACAGAATCTGTTGGCGGGAAAGAGTATCAATCATCATGCGAATTGATTCATACTTCTGACGGGCTGCGTCCTCTTCAGGCAAACTCTTCTTAATTTCCAGCTCCAACTTTTTAATATTGTTGTTATTTTCCAGAATCAAACGCCGGTAGTGCTGCTCTTCGGATGCATACACGGTGTATGCCCAGTATGAAGCGACAAGGACAATAATAACTACAACTTTAGCAATGGCTGAAATAATCTTGTAGCGTCGATTCTTTTTGTGTATAGATTTTGCGTCTGCGCGAAACTGTTCAAGCTCTTGTTCTGGGGTAATTTTTGCCATGGTATGTATGTGGGTAAGAAGTGAAAATATTGACTTTTTACAGTTAATCTACCATCCTTTCTGTAGGAAGAATGGATTTTTTAACGGTGTGGTTGGAGAACCATGCCGTTTTTATTGTGAGGCGAAGACAATGACTGGTTCTGTGAATACGATTGATACGAAGAGACACATAATAATGCCGATATGTAAAAGAACGACGTAACGGAGGTGCGTCTTTAAAATACCTGCATGGAGGGTGCTAATCTTTCGTGGCTTCCTAGTACGTAACCAAAGGCGAATCCACTGCATATGAAGATGATAGCAGTGACGATAAGAAGTGCATATTTACAAGTGTGCATATTTGTGTGGGTAATGAAGTGTATGTACTTAGTATAGCGTACGGAAGTGCACCCGTCAATAGATAATATGTAGGCTCGGATTCGAGAGCAGGGTACGGGCGGCAGGAATCGAACCTGCTATACCGTAGTAACAACCTTATTGGCCGGTACCACCGTGTTGCGTTGGGCTGTGGACTCCCACGGTTGCCAGTCCTTCTGGCTACGCCCGTACCCTACTCTCGTGCCGATAATGACAATGACCAGAATCAATTCCTACTCAATCTCCGCGACCTTCCGACTAATTCTGTTCTGAAGTAATGTGATGGTCTTCCCCGCTCGCCACTGTGCCTCGATCATCTCCTGAACCCTCCTGCGTTCGTACCAGGTGACCGGTGTCTGATAGGGATCGTAGTAATTCATGACCGGACGGCAGTAAGAGCGGCAAGGCAGATGGCTCGCTGCTTATCGAGATTTTCAATATTCGACTCCTGCTCATCTTTTCCGAAGACAACTTTAGTGAGGTACATATGACCGGTATCAGAGTGGAATGTAGTCATCCAGAATTGCCAGCCATTATTTTCCATCTTCTGAACCACCTCCATCGTGTGGTTCCAGTCGGTGAGGGGGTTCCATTTATGCTTAATTACGTATTGCTGGCCAGCGTCATCCTTCCAGACGTCGCTCATCTCGCCGGAGTAGTCGGGCCATCTCTCAGTGTTTTGCTTCCACTCCATCACCTCCACCGCCACAGCCTCTATCAGCTCCTCATCACTCATGTCTGCCGGTAATTTAAGAGAAGGTGTCATAGATACAAAGTAAGGTAGTTCGTTGGCATCTTCAGTGGAATAGATACTAAACAAGAGGGGAAAGTAAATCAGAGTTTTGCCAAACATTTCCGATGACTTTGAGCTTATCGAGGTCTAGATCCTCTCCGCACGAATCCCAGAGTTGGCTACCATTCCGTTCAACATAAAACCCAATGTGCCAATGTCCACGGGAGCACCCGGCCTCGTGCGAACTCATGAACTTCCCGTACTTAATCTCACCGATTTCATCTTTCTCCGTTAGCACTACATCTCCCTCGTAGATCTCCACGCCGTTCTGGTCGGTGAGGCCGGTAGATTGCATGATAACTGAATCAGTACCAGCACTGTCATGAAGATCAAAGAATCTCCCTAGTCGATAAAAACCATCTGTATCCATTTCTTTTTTGAGCTTATCCCAAGCTCGAAATTTAAGGGGTGTCATGGGTAAGGGGAAGGGTTAGGATAGGGATTAACGGCCTTGATTTCGGTGGCTCTGGTGCGCATCAGAAACCGTGCCGGCGAAGCCGCAGATAGAACATGGTTCCCAGACTTTTTTCTTCGGCTTGAGCTTGGCTAACTCCTCCACAAGCTTGGCTATCTTCTCTTCTTGGGAGCGGATATGCTCGCCAATTGCTCTGAGCTTCATGGTTCTGTCAGCTTGTCCGTTCTCAAGCTCTTTGATAATTGAGTCTATCTCTGCCGTTGATGGTGTTTCGTTGCTCATAGGGAAGCAATGCGGTTAAGAACTTCTTGACTAGAGTGGCCGTCGAACTCAGGCGCTTTTTCCAAAGTCTCTGCAAATTCTGTCTCATCCCATCTGCCCAGCGGCAAATGATATGTCATCTGCGAGCCTGCTTTCTTGTTTAATCCCAAGAGAAACCAACCGTCATAAGTACTACCGTCACTATGCAGTTTACTTCGCCATGCCCCATCTGGTTTACCAGTCGAAGTTTCCCATATGAAAGACGCACATTTACTTTCATAGACTCGGCACAAAGCAATCCAAAGCGTTATCCGATGATCGTACAACTCATTGAATGTGTGGTATCCATCTGAAGTGGCGCCGGTGATTTGGGTTTCGTTGCTCATAGGGATTTTGGGGCAGTCAGTGCATGCCGCACCGAAATATAATTGTTCGCATTTATGACAGAGAAAACCATTGCCGGGGTACTTCTCTGCTTGGGTGAGGGGTGTCATAGTGTTAAAATTAAAAGGAATTTAAATGTATTTTGCTGATACCTTTATTGGATAAGAAGGGAAAATAAGAAGTCGATTGTCTCAGGGGATTGGGAGTCGAGGGAGTCTTGGCGGAGGTTCCATTGAGCGTCGGTATGTTTGTCATAATCTACAAACAGAACGATTGGTTTCGACAGGCGAATTTCGACATCAGGAGAGGCCAGCAGCACATCAGCGAGTCTAATTTCACGGCAACGTAGATACGGGCATTTCTCTAGGGCTTTCGCCTCGAATTTTTGGCAATTGCAACCGTCACAAAATCGACGCAAATAAAATGTGTGCTCACCTTTTTGTGAATCAATCTCCGGGTTCGCCTCCACAATCTTGGCTCGAATGGCGGATAGCTTTTCATCGTGAGTCATGCTGCCTTGGGGGAAGAGTAAGTCCATTGATTGGAAGGGCGGCGGTTCCTTGATTGTTCGCTCTTCGGAATCCATTTGCAGTTGTCGGGTTCGTAGTGACCATTAACATTCATTCGCTCGATACTCGCTCCAAGGAAGTAACTTCCTGCCATATCCTCCGCAAAGCGAGCGAAAGCCTGCCAGTGGTGGCACACTTTGATCCCACGAGCACCATAGTTTTTGAAGCTCTTGTTGTTTGGGTTCTGGCACCTCTGAAGCATCTGGTGCCAACTCCAGTACATCGGATGCCGCTTTCCGTTTCGTGGGGCCATACCATGTTTCGTATTGCCGTGCTCCACACACTTCTGGCGTATGGCCTGTAGCTTCTCTGCCTGTAGGTCTTTCGGTTGGGTCATGATTCAGAGGGAAGAAGATTGTTTTCTTTGAGGTAGATCCACATGGCGGCCAGAGAATCCTGCGGGCTCACGTAAAGCATGTCTTCCTGATAGCCCAAGGTCGGGTGCTCATCAGCGAGATGCGGCAGGGCGGCACGGTATCCGATGCTGTACTTCTGGACTTCGGTGTATTCAAACATCTCCTCGAACAGCTCTGAGGCGGTGGGGGCGGCAAGCCATTTACCTATAAGTTCACCTTTCTCATCCATCGGTTGATTGTACCTATATCGAACTTCGCCATACTGAGGTTTCCCTGAATCAGAGATTATGAAGTTGCTGCCGCTTTGGTTCCAGCCACTTTTGAGCAATTTAATAGCCCATTCAAGCGAGACGGTAATGGATTCAGATGTGGTCATGATGTATAATAAGTAAGGGAATTAATACCAGTCGTTTCTTTCAGCCAGAGAGACAGCTTGCGGAATTGCGGAACCATTTCCCCTGGCACTCTTTCCTCTACTGGCTTGTCCATCATTCCATGAACGACGTAATTACTGACAACATGATTGAAAATAAGTAGTACATTCATGACGTCCGATTCACTGTATCTAATATCGGCTGAACGATTTTCTGCATCGAGAGTGAGACAGGTAGTGGAAAGCTCTTCCAGAACTTCCGCCATTGCCATGCCGGTGTTTGGGAGGGTCGTCATAGCCCGTTACGATAAACAGATACAATCAATGTAATAACTTCATCTTCTGTCATGTTCGCGATGAACTTACTGCAGTCATCCGGCATGTCGTCATCTAATCCGATGTACTGATCCGCATGCGCATACTCTAGGAATGAGAGAAGAGCTTCTGCCTGTTTTTTCTGGAAATAGGTATTCATATTTATGCTTCTACGGTTAATGAATTATATTGCTCTAAAGTTAACCCAAACTTCCATGCTTGGCATAAATCTGCGTCCAAATTCTTTCCTATTTCCGGGTCTATACCACTAACATAGACACGGGCTGTAGACGGGCAAACATACTTGAGATAATAGGCTGTCTGCGAAAATACATTGTCAATCTTATAAAGCATATTTCCCCTATCTGATCTATTAATTAGCTCTGCTTTAGTAGATTCTAATAGCTTTTCTGGACCTATTAATTTTAACGCAGCCATACGCTTTTCCATATTCTCAAGTCCTAAAATGTATTTCATACTGACTTTTTTTGCCGTTATTTTTTTAAATACTTCTGGCTCAAAAAATATACCATATAAATAATGTTGTCCGTAGCCGTCTGGCCACTGAATAGCGTATCCATCGGTACAATGCAGCTGCATTTGTTCGCGCACTTCAGTCCTCTCAATTTTTGTTGGCATTGGACAGACGATACACAGTTTATCAAACTGAATCATGTCATAAATTCCTGCATCTAATAAATTTAAAAATGTATCAAAATTCTCATCTTTGACTATTCCTATTTTTCGGAAATAATCATAAAATGCACACCATCCATAGTCTCTAATTGATCCATACCAGCAGAATCCAAAATACTCAACGCTATTCCCAACGCTATCCCCAACGCTATTCCTAACGCTATTCCAAACGCTACTCCCAACGCTACTCCCAACGCTACTCCTAACGCTATTCCCAACGC